TTGAATATTTTGCTCAGCTCCAACATTTTCTGCTTATTCCCGTCCATTTTGTACAGATTGAACTCACGCTTAAGAATCTTATAGTATTTGCGCTCCTTCTTCAGCTCTTTGATGTCATCCAGTATTGACTTTTGATATTCATCGGGCGTCATACCTTCTGCAAAGCTGTAAATAATACTAGCTTCTTCAAAATGACCATCTGTCCAGACAATTACATCTACTTTAGCCATTTCCATACCATCAAGCGATACATCGGGTACATTATCCCCAGGATACACACGAGTTTTTTTACCTTTTTCTGTCTGTAATTTCAATTCAATGAAATAAAGGTCAGATGAATCAGTAATCTGTGTAATAAGCTTTTTTAGAAAAGGAATAAAGTCTGTATCTGGCTTTACTAATGAATACAAATCAATGTCGCTGTAGTACTGTTGTGACGCTAAACGTTGTGACCCTTTTAATTCAACAGGATACTTTTTATACTGGAATAGTGTAATGAGGCGTTTTACTATTTCTCTGTATTGCAAGGGCGCTCTTTCTTCTGTTACGTCCATCTATTTACTTACGAGTTTTTGGCCGTGATGCATACATCTCGTTCCGTGAATCATCAAAATCAAAAACATCTTTGTCCGAGTCAGACTCAGACTCAGACTCAGACTCAGAATCACTGTCATGCCCGTAATATTTTTTGAGTGAGGCCAATCCTCGGTATTTCATTAGAGGTTTGCCGTCACCTTCTTTTTCTTCCAGAACTGGTTTTTGACGTGGTTTAATCTTAGGTATTCCACGAGGCGGAGCAGGAGCTGGTTGTTCACTTTCTTTAGATTCTGCTTCTCGTTGCTGTCTTCGTGCTATGTATTGTTCTTGGATTCGTTGTTGCTCTTCTTCTTCCAAGAAACGCTGCAACTCTGCTTCTTCTTCTGCCTCTAATTCTGCCTCTTCTTGTGCTTGTTGCACACCTCTAACAGTACGTTTTTGCTTTGTAAAAAGTGCGTCATCCAGTGTTTTCACAGCTTTTATCACTGCTTCTTGTAAAAAAGGTGCCATAGAACCCTCAGCAACCCTTGTCATTGCATTATATAATTGTTCAATCCTATTATCAATATCGTATACTTCAATTTCCAATCGTACAAGTTCTGATGATATAACATTAAACTGGCGTACCTTATTTTCAATTTCCTCATCAATTTGACGGACATCATCACGAGCTGCAACAATTTCTTCTAATAGTTCATTTGTTTGTTCAATCTGGTTACGACGCAAAACAGCTTCCTCCCATACTTTATGAGCTTCACGCCATGTGTCTACTGCATCTGTGAAATTAGCTAAAATATCATCAATTGATTTTTCATCATCTCCACTAAAATATATCTCAGGGAATTGAGGTTCAATCGGTACTTCAGGGAGTTCTTGTATCTCGTGGTCTAATGGATATGATTTCCAGCGATTACTGCGTAAAAAATCAATTTCTTGTTCTAACGTAACAAGTGTGGCATGGAGTTCTTTTATTTTATGTCCGATTGATTGTTTTCTGGCTAATTGAGCATTCGTCTCTATTATAATTGCCTGAGGAACGGCTTGTATTTCAGCCGTTTCATGAGGAATATACTGTTTGCTAAACTTAAGTAATTCCTGTTCCAATTGCTCTGTAGGCACTGTTCTCATTTTAGCTTTCAGGCTTGGAGGCAGATTAAACCCCAACTCTTCTTCTAATTCTGCAATCCGCTTCTGAAACTCTGCAGATGTGAGAGGTGGTAATGGTCGCAATTGATAGCCCTGCTCCATAGCTGGTCCTGCAGCTTCTTGTAATTCTTCTCGTTGCTCTTGTGTCAATGCATTAAACAGTAGTTTGAAAGCATTGTCTACAAGGTCTTTTGAGAGAATTTCTACTTTTCCCATTTCAATTTGTAGCGCAATAGCCTTATAAATTGCATTTGCTCGTAAATATGATAATATGTTTTTAGTTGCCCCTTCTCCCAGTTCATATTTACTGAAATAAATATCAATAATAGACTGTAATCCAAATTGCATAGCATCCAGATTAGGTGTAAGTACTTGTATTTTTGTGAGGATGATATCCTGAGATTGCTTACTGAGACCTGGTTGCTGGTAGGCTCGTACAATATTGTTCCACAATGCAATGATATCACCAGCGGATTGTGATTCTTTTTCATATTCAGACTTTTTAGTGGCTGAAACACCTCTAAGGACATCAGCTCGGCCGTAAGAGACGACTTCTTCCAATGCCCCTAATTTGGTTTCCAGTGTTCTGTTAATCTGCTCCAATGATTTATCCACATTTACTTCTGCACCGAGGTCTCTCTGTGTTTTAGGGGTAATTCCTTCGGTAAATACAGAAACCTGCTTGTTTTGCAGTCGGGATACCTGCGCATGTAAGTTTTGCCAGACATCCAATACCTCACGAGCTTGTTTCTCTCGGAGTGACATTTACTATTAAGACATAAAATAAAATCTGCCTAATAAGTCAGACCTTCTTTCTTAATAATTGATGATGCTTCAATCATCTTTACGCCACGGTCCTTCATAATCTTTTTAACAAGAGCTGCACGGGCTTGTCGCTTACCACATCCAATCTTATTAGGAGCTTCTACATCAATATGCACGACATCATTAGAATGTACTTGTTCCTTTTTTGCCTTTTTCTTTCCACCATGCTTAGCAACAACTGATTTCAAAGCATCTTTTTCAGCTTCTGTGATGTTAGCACCTCCAATTCGTCGGTCAGTCATTCCAGACAGATTCTTAGCACCTCCCTTTTTCATCCTGCTTTGGTGATGCTCTTTCAACAGTGCTTCAATTCGGGCATCTGCTTTTGCATCAGCCTTAGCTTTTTGTGCCTTCTTTTTCTTAGCAGCATGTTCTTGTACAAGATTTTCTATTGCGTCTTTGGCTTGTTTTCTTTCTGTCTTTGCATCTGCTGCATCAGCTGCATCAAGGAACTTAGATTGTTCGGCCATAAACTTATCTTCTAATGATGATGGTCCTGCCTTCTTACCACCGCCGTATTGCCCACGTAATTGGCTCTTCGGAGGCACACCATTTGCTAATACAACGTTGGGCATAGCAAGTAATGCACCATTAGCTGATTCTAATGCTTTCTTAGCTTTTCCCTTACCACGTCCAGCAAGACGGACGGAGTCACCTTGTCGGGGATAGGGGTCTGGGTTGCCAAGGATTGAGCCGCCTTGCATTACTTCATTCTTTACTTTACGAGGTCGTCCTCGGCGTTTCTTTTGACCTGCACCGAGGGCGTGGATAGCAAGTTCAGCAACTGGTTCAGCGACATCTTGTAGCATATCTCCAACTCCTTGCCAAAATGTTTTTGGTTTATTAGCCTCGGCTTCGGCATCGGCGGCAGCATGAGCTTCAGACGTACGTTGTGCACGTTCTGCTGGAGTATCATAGTAGCCTTGGTTGGTAGCGTATTGTTCTGCTTGTGCTTTTGTCATGCCACGTTTCATTAACATATCAATCGCATCACCACCAACATAATCGCCACCACACATACCAGCACCCAATACTTTATCAAAGCCAGTATCACGATAGGTACCTTCAGCAAATGCAGACCCGCCTTTCATTCCTTCTGCATCCTGACCGTAGTAATAAACTGGTGGTAAATCCATATTATCATTAATAATGTTATCAAATGCATCACGTTTTGAGGCATTACCAATTTGGAAAAGGACACCTGCAGTGGACCCGCCAACAGATGACCCCTGACCATCTACAGGTGAATAGGCGTACAGAGTTGCGAATCGGCGATTAATAGCACCTAACTCATTAGCAATACCACGGTTATATGCATTATCATAAGGCATCTTTATTAATATATAGCAAAATAATTTAGCACATATTAATTATTTTTGTACAGTTATTTCTATTTGTTCGGGGGGATTCTGTTTTTCTTCTGTTTTGTCTTTTTCTGTCTCTCTATCAATTACAGTAATCTCTAATGTATTCTGATGGCATCCAGAGCGAAAATAATAGCGTTGAGCAAGTTTATATGATATGTATAATCCGATAGAAATACCCGAGTTGGTTAATATGTTAGGATAGTCCATTACTATTTAAGGCGCATATTGTAAACCACCTTGAGTAATATAAGGGGAGGGGACATACTCATTCGTGTAATATACTACATAGGTTGAGGTATCCGTAGCACTACTAGAAAAAACACCAATAGCCCATACAGAATTAGCACCTGCAGCGCTCGGAGCTACTTTTCTGACTTTAGGAACACCAGGAGTACCACCTGCTCCCGTACGTACAATACCTAGAAGTTGAGACGTTGCGTTAAAATTAGCTGGTGTAGCTACAGCGCCTACACCTGCGGCCATTATAAAAGTTTCCGTGTGAAATGTAACTTTACTTGTTTCAAGTTGCGCCATTTATTACTATAATACAAAAAAAAGTAGTGGGTAATAAATTAAGGGGCGAACCCTCTTTGCCGTTGGCAAAGGTTAGGCCCGTGATTATATCACGGGGCGAACTGAACACCAGCAACAGTACCAGTTTGGGCAAGATATGATGATGGTATGTACTGATTTAGCCAGTAAAAGGTATATACTGAGGTATCCGTAGCAGAACTACTGTACATACCTACTGACCAGACGGCAGATGCACCAGCAGCGCTCGGGGCAACAATAGCAATTTTGGGCGCACCAGGGGTACCAGCGGAAGTTTTTCGGACGATAGACAAGGGCTTGGAGCTACCATTAAAATTAGTAAGAGCAGCGGCAGCAGATGCACCAGCGGTAAGAGTAAACTCTGCAGCGTACACACCTGAGTTTTCAGACGTTTCAAGTTGGGCCATTTCTTTTTAGTAGATATAAAATTATTTAGCCGATGTTTACTTGGCGTCATCATTTAAGCTGACCGTTTCTATTTGGCCATTAATCTGTCTGCAAGTTTCATACGAGCACCGCCAGAAGCACCGCCGCCAGAAACACCACCGCCAGAGGCACCGTATCCCATACTTTCCATAGCCTTGTGGGCTACCTTGGCAATCGGGTGGTCAGACTTAGCCAGATGTTCCTTGCCCAATTTGAGGACGTGGGGCAATACGTGACCAGCCAACGACTTCAATGAGTCCAGAAATCCGCCTCCTATCATCCGCTTGACGCTTGACTGGTACATGGGTTCTTGTGCACTGGCCTCCAAGACATCGGATTTCGTGAGAATGCCGGTATACTGGGCGGAGGTACCACGCTCGTTGCACCAAATACCACTGTTCATCGCAATAAGGACAATCTCGGGGGTAAAACCATAAGGCAATTGATTCGCCACTTGCAAGTTGATTTGCAAATTGAAGTTGCCAAGACTGCCGGCAGAATAATAGTCTTCTGTCAACTGAATGTCCTTGCCGAACTCAAGGATGAGCAGGGAACCAGACGTAGGAATCTTGCGGCCGCAACCTGATGTGGGGTCGGGGATGGAGGCAAAGCCTGAAAACTCTTGCCATGATTGATTGCTGCCGTTCTCCACGGAGTAACGGTACAAGTCCTGAACTGTACTGGATGCCAAGATACCCGATTGATTATTGAAGTTAATTGAAATACCACGAATGCAAAGGAATGCATCGGGTTGACCCCACGCCGTGGCAGACAAGGGATTCCGTACTTGAATAATGAGCTTATCTGGAATTTGGTTAAGTTGCAAAGAACTGGTACTCAATGTCTTGATGACAGGGATTAATGCAGTCGTAGACGGGGTGAATCCGTCAAATGGTACACCAGGAGACGTGATGAAGCGTGGAAGTTCATAGAACGGGACACAGTTGCGGGCCGGCATAAGGTCTGAAGGATGAGGAGTAAGGAAGTTGAAGATAAGGCGTGAGTTGGAGAAGTTAACAACGGATGCTGCATTGATGTACGTAGCGCCCAAAGGGGTAACACCAGCTGCCGCAGTGTTGTTAGCAGTGCGCCACACACGTGATGCGTCACCAATGTTAAAGACCATGTTCATGTTCTGCACACCGTAGAAACCTTGGTTGTTAGCCTGAGGATGCCCCCAAATGAATGGAGAAACCAATAATGGTTCTGTTGATGTGAATTGGACATAGATATATTGAGTAACACCCGTGGCAAGAGGAGCAGGAGCTACCAAAGGAGAAGGCAATACCGTAAGACCATCCACACCAACGGAGATACCATCCAATTGAAAAGCACCACGAGGATACAAATCATTATCAGCAGCGTTAGACCAAGCACCGAGGGAGTTCAAGTTAGCACCGACGGCATCTGAGTACTGACCTACCAAGTCAGGCATAACAGTGGTGTAGCCGTTGTAGCGCTGGAGTTCACGGCGGTCATTGAAGCGGAGAAGGGCGGGTAAGATGTCCCGTACGTTCAACGAAACAGAGTTATTATTGATGGTACAGGTCATAACAGTAGCCAATTGGTGGAGGGGGAATGCAGACAAAGCATCCGTAACGGCATAATTAATCGGCATCTGACCATTATTTGAAGAAGTACCAGTTACGGTAAGCTTCAACAAAACAGTGCTTTGCCACAGTACACGTCTATCTATTAGCGTCTGTTCACTCGGGACTTGGATGTTCCAAGTGCAGGAAGACGCAGACTGGGAGATAGCTTGAAACTGTGACGAAGTCATGTTCTGGCCACCCTTGTGGACAGCGTATTGAATTGCGTCCGTAACGTTCAGGCGGTCGTCTTTTACCAGGACCTTCTTAAAGTCTTGTGACATTAGTTTCTATCGTAAACAAAAGAAAAAAAACTGCCGAGGTCTACACAGTTGATTCAACATTTTTGATTGCTTTTTTCAATTCTGCTTTTTTCTTTTGTCGGAGCGCTCGTTGTCTAGCATTTCGTTCTTCACGGTGTTCTTTTTGATATTGTTTATTGTATTCCTTTATCTTTTCACGATTTTCTGACTTATATTTTTTACAGCATGCTCTTGCATCATCTATACGAGCTTCTCGGCGTTTCTTTGCCATTTCTTTTTTTTCTTCCACGGTACGACCCGTTATATTCCGATTGATACAGTTATTATTCCTAATGTAAAAACCTTCTCTTGCTTCTAATTCTGCTCTATTTTCACAAGGATATGCTTCTACAAGTTCAATATTAGCATTATCAACGCCATACAAATCAAAAAATACAAATAATGTGCATGATTTTTTTAATTTGTAATTGTTTTTGTGTTGGTAAAAACGCTTTGGTAATGTACTTGTAGTAGAGCCGTAGTATATCTTATCACAGTTTTCAAACCATATCATATAGATTTTACCTTCTTGATAATTCACCATTTCTATTATATATGTGTCTCAATTCTTTAAATGTCCATTTTCAATAAAGTCTTGACTCATTGTTCTGTTTATGGAGAGGCCGCATCCTTTTGGTCTCGTGAATTAATTGCACGAGCAATTGATTGTAATATATTAACCTCTTCAGCTGAAAAGTTTTTATAATCATCCGCAATATCACCTTTGGTAGTTATGAGATGAGATACACGTGGATGCATTATTTTTACATTGCCGTGTCGGGACAGAGTAGTCCCATCCAATCCACGATTAGCCGCCACTTTGTTAAAGGGCGTTTCTACGAAAGGCGGGGCTTCCGTGCATCTTTTCACGTGCATTTTCATTCGTTTGTCTGAATCACGAACAGACATCTTACCAGTAGTAAAGCCGCAAGGGCAAGAGATTTTTCTGTGTTGACCGCCACCATTGTTGTAAGACATATTCTGCCGGTAGATATTTGATTCTGCCTGGTAGACTCTAACTTTTTATAAATCAATTTTTATGTTTCAATTTTTTTTATAATAATCGTGGATTAGCTGCAATATATGCATCTCGGTGAGCAATTGCTTCATTAATACATTTTGTCTTACAAACTACAATAGTCTTGTAGTTTTGTGTAAACTTAACGCAGTAAGTCTTACCATACAAATGAATATTATGTAATCCATCTCCTTTCAGAAAATAATAACTTCTGTTAAGATTGTTATCATTATATGATACCCATCTGAGATTTGATACATTATTATTCAGTTTATTTCTATCAATATGGTCTACTATATGAGTTACATCTTCTGGAGGAGGTAGATGGTATAGTGCTACTAATCTATGACAAGGGATATTGGCATATTCATTCTTATTAGTATACAATATATACCTTTCATATCCTTTGGTTATTCTGCATTTTAGAATCCGTTGTGTTCTGATATTACGGACTTGTCCCTCAGATGATACTTCATAATTAGGATGAGTCTCTATAATCTTCCACATTCTAACCTATTTATATACTCCGATAGAATCAATTTTATTTTATTCTTAATTAGAAGTAAAGGATGAGCGTACAGTTGTTCAATGCACGAAACACACAACTAAAACCGTTTCATATTTATTATGACCTCAACCTCATTAATAACGATTCCAGCTTTCCAGCGAATCCAGTACGCTTTCAATACAAGGAGACACGTTCTAATGATTACTTGTTGTCACCCCAGGATTACTTCATGTCCATTGTTCGGTTCAATTTGCAAACGCCCACGTTACCTGTGTTTATACCTCAGATTAACTTGAATGTAAACCGTAATTTGGGCACAGCTTATCCTATTCGGTTGATGACTGGTGCCAGTCCTGCTGGATTTACTATTACTACCTATACCCTTGCATCAACCATTCCTGTAGGGACTGTTGTCTATTTACAGAATAACAATAACAATCCTGCAACAAATGATGCATCTAACGTCGGTCAAAACTACTATCGTATTACGGCGGTTACTAATAATCAATCACTTACTCAGACAACGGTTACGGTCGCTAATGCATCCTATAGTGTAGGTGTACCAAATAACTATCCAGGTAACGGTGCTAATTTTACACGGGGAGGTACTCAATTACTCCGTTTTGCTAACTTAGTTATTTCTGGACTATCATTCAACACCACTACATTAGCATTAACCATTACGATAGCAAACCCTGCCACATTAGCGAACTTACAAAATGTATTCCTTGCTGGTGATATGGTTTTTGTTAATAATGCTGGAGGCTACAATGGACGCTATGCAGTTACACAGGTAACCACTACGACATTGGTAGTATTTGCATCCAGTTTACGAGATGTAGTACTAAGTACATACACGAGTGGTGGGTTTTTGTTACCTGCAGGGGATTATGTTAATGTAACTCCTTATGAAATGACGATGAAGTATGATGTACCTGGTGGTGCATCAGTGGTATATACTCAGCCAGTGACATTTTACCCGAATGATTTGACTCAAGCACCGCCTGTATGGAATCCTGCACAGGCGCAACCACTAACACTAGCAGACATTACGAGTACATACTATTACGTATACACGTATGAGTCATTAATATTGATGTTAAACCAAGCAATATCAAATTGTTTTTGGGGTCTTAACGGTAAGGTATATGCTACAGCAGCGGCTACATTGCCTATGACGGGTTCATTGGGTACACCGACAAGTAACAATTACCAGCCTCCGTCTATTGCGTGGAACTCAGACACACTCAAAGGAATTATAACGGCAGATGCAAATGCATTTAGACAAGCAACATTTAACAGTACTAACATTATTTTCTGGTATTTTAACCAGCCTTTATCTACGCTGTTGGATAGCTTTCCTTATCAGTATCCTAATGTAAATCCTGATAGCGTCTTCTATTCTTATCTGTATTTTAATGGTGATAGTGGGGCGGGTAATTTTATTGTTAGCAGTTATTCTGTTACTGGTACCCCTACTACGCAATATGTCGCAATACAAATCTATCAAGACCATCAGACGGCAAGTCTGATGAATCCAATTCAGTCAATTGTATTTACGACTACATTGTTGCCTGTGGTAATGGAAAACGTGGGTGCGCCTCTCATTATTAATGGAGCTTCTAGTAATCAAATTATTGCGGGGTCAAATGCAAACGTGTTTCCTGTCGTAACTGATTTTATTGTTCCGTTTAGTGCAACAAATACGTATCAGCCAGACATTAGCTATGTACCGAGTGGTGAATACCGTCTTGTGGATATGTATGGCGAGAGTCCTGCCAAGCAAATTGATGTACAGGTGTTCTGGAAAGACCAATACGGATTGTTGCACCCATTCTTAGTGGGCAGTGGATGCACTGGGTCACTAAAAATCATGTTTAGGTCTAAGT